CCTTAGATGCCCGTGGTGCTAGCGAACAGATGCTCGTTGATCAGAACGTAGACATCCATCGTAGTACCCGCAGAGGTGAACGAACCGTCCGTCTCGGCGCTGCCCAAGATGCGGAGCTGCGCAGTCGAAGCGGTCTTGGTGCTCGAATCCAGGCTCATGCCCGAGATGCCGAGGCTGTTGGCCGCCGCGACAACAATGTCCGCGTTCTCGCCAACCGAGTTAGAAGCCAGGGCGGTGGTATCCTGATCGGACTCGATCTGGAACACCGTCTTGGGATCGTCGTAAACGTAAGCCTTGATCTCGGTCGCGCTCGTGCTCGCCGGCCAAGTCTTCGAATAGACGATGGAGCCGTCGCTGGCCTTGTAAGAGACACCCGCGAAAACCCCAATGATGTTAACGTCACCGGCAGCCGCTCGCTGGAGCGTACCGTCGTTGATCTGCTTGACAAAATCCCCTTGGGCGATTGCGGTTGCATAGCCGGTAGCGATGGTCCATTGGATACCCATCGAGTTGACAATCGGGCCGCGAACGCCACCGAGGACACGAATAGGGATGGCGCCGTAAGCCATGACTCCTTAATCCTCCAGTGCGGTTGTGACTTCCTCTTGCGGCACCCCACGGGTAACGCGAGAAGAACTCATGTTCTTGATGGGCATCGAGGCGCTGCTGCCCTGTCTTACTTCCTGGTTGATGCTGTCCTCCAGTGCGCGGGTCCGCTGGGCGAAATAGTCATTCCGCTGCTTGATCACCTCGACCGGAGCACGCATCAGGACCAGATCGCCCGACCGTATCACTCCATCGAGACGGCCACCTTCGACCGCCTCTACCGGCATACCCGCGGCCTCATCGGCCCGCACCAGCTCATACCCTTGTCTGATGCGCGAGAGGACGTTGCCCGTGTGATCCTCTCCACGATTCTCATATCGCACCCACCGGTTTTGCCAACCGGACGGGGGCTTGGCCGCATCGAGCTGCGACGGCGGCACCCACTGCTTGGGGCGCTCTTCCTTCGTCCGGCTCGACCGGGTCGTTGCTTCAGTGGCCATTAGGCCGACCCCCCATCAAGACGTGCCTTCTCCTTGGCATACTGTTCCGGAGTCAGACCCATCCGCCGGGCCACCCGCAGCTCGCTCTCGCTGAGCGAGACCTTGCGCTTCGCGGTTACCCCCGAACGCGCCGGACCCGATACTGGACTCGCCTTCCTCACCGTCTTGCTCCCTCTCTTCAACTCCGGGAACTTCGCCACCAGTCGGCGGTCCAGCTCCTCGTAATACTCGTCGGCATCTTCTGCCGGGTTGATCCCCTCCTTGAGCAGCCGGTTATGCACCGCCACCGCATAGAGGGTCTTTGCCCTATCCTGGGCACTTGGCCCCTGATACCAGGGGTTCCGAACCTGCCAGTCGATGGCCCGCTCATACTGCTCGGGATCGACCTCTTGGCGCTCTTCGGCTCGGTCCACCGGCCTCTCTTCGGTCGCCGGCTTGCGCCGGGCCTCGATCTGCTTCTTGTAAGCCTGGACCATCAGCGCCTCGGCCTGAACCTTGGTCAGCTCCTCGATGGCACCGCTCTCGGCCTCAAAGTCGTCGGCATCGCGTGCCGCCTTGATCGCCGCCAGCGCACCCTTGCGCCGGGCCTCAAGGCTCGCTTCATGGCTCTGAAGTGCTGTCTCTTGAGCTTGGACCGTTTGGTCCGATGTCCGAGTGCGTTCGGCCTGCGCCTCTTGAAGCTGACGCCTCAGCTCCGCGATCTCGGTTTCCTTGGCCTTCGTGGCGCCCAGCAGCTTTCTGATTCGCTTCTGAGCCCGCTTGCCAAAATGTTTCCTCTCATCCTCTGAGAGATCATCGCCCTCATTGGCGACACCCTCACCCTCAGAACCTTCGGTCTCTGTCTCGCTCTCTTGGTCGAGATCCTGTTCCGTCTGTTCCTCGGCTCCCTCGATTTCGACCTCAAGGTCTTCCTCGGGGTTAACCCAATGCTGAATTGTCACCTATTCTCCTTCGTTGTGACGAGCAACGGCTACGTTCCAACGAAGAGCTTAATTGGGGGAGCACGATTATTTCAAGGGGTGTTCTAAATAAGGACCGTAACCACGAGGACAATCAGGCCAATAACAACGGTCCACCAGATAGGCCGCGGGATAACGGGTATCATACGAGGGATCTCTTCCATCAGAACGCCATCACAGGAAGGAGAACTTCTCCGGTGCCTCGTGCCAGACCCCCAGGATCTCGTCATCGTTCAGCAGCCGGTATTCGACCTTGTCGATCACATGCCGGCTCCCCGCAAAGCGGGCGATCAGCACATGGTCGCCGACCTTGCACCAAGGCTGCGGGTTCGGGCCGAACTTGCCCTCATCCCGATAGGCCAGCGGGCCGACCGCAATGACCTCGGCCAGCATGCTGCGAAGCTTCAGCTCATCGGCCTTGTCGTCCGGCAAATGGAACACCACGCCGCTCCGCGTCTTCACCTCCTTCGGCGGCTCGACCGGCTTGAGCAAAATCCGCCAGCCGCTCGGCGTCAGCGGGATCGCCGCAGATTGCGGATATAGGCCCCACAATTCGGGGCCCAGGCTAATTGACACTGATTGGCTCATCGCCATCCTCTCTGTTCAGGTTTCGAATTGCTTGCTTAAGGGAAGCTTCGAAGGTGTCCAGCGCGAACCGCTGGCCCTTCACATAGGCCAGGTCAACGAGCCCTTCAGTGCTCCAGACCTGTTCATTTAGAATTTGCCTTTGGTCTCTTAGATAGTTGAGCATTACGCTCACTAGCCGCGTCACGTCGTTGGTCATTGTCCATCTTCTTTTCTACCAGACCGGCCGCGGTCTGGCGCTTGTGTTGCTTTTCGCGCATCTCTTCGCGCCGGAGTTCCGCGCTCTCGCGGATCTTGGCGACCCTGATGTCCTTCTCGCGATCCAGGTCGGTGTTCACGTCATCGATCATCAGCTCGACCTCCTCAAGCATCAGCTTGCGGTTCGCGATATCGTAGTTGTACTCAACCTCCTTCTCCTGGATTTCGAGCCCCTTCATCGCCACGGGGTCCGGCGCCGGCATCTGCTCGGCCTGGGCCTTGAGCTGATCGACTGCCAGCACCTTGTCGCTGGCCTCGGCCGCGGCCATCGAGACCACGGCTTCAAGTTCGGGCGGCAGCTTCTGGCCGCTCAAAATCGCTTGCGCCAGGCGCGGATCTCCGATAGCCTGGAGCATCTCAATCCTGTACTTACGAGCAAGGTGATCTGCAATATGCTGCCCAAGGATTTGCCTCATAACAGGGTTCTCGGCGTAAGCTGGATTGTTGAGCGGCATAGCATGAGCCTTTATGTGCTCATCGTGCGGCTGACTATCTTCGGCCGTGAGGGGTTGTCCGAGGATAGCATGGTAGTTTTCGCTGATTGGGTCACCCGTAAACGGTTTCGCCTCTTGGGCCATATACCGTTCCGGGTTGTCCACACCCATGGCCCGATAGAGGTCCATTCGAATCTCTCGCATGTTGTGCTCAGCGGGAGCCTGCGATGCGATGGTGGCGACTGCATTCAGCTTGGCAATGCGGTGCGCCTCAGTCGGCATGTGTGGGTCGCTGACTGGCACTACATCCACAGTGTCGAGGTCGAAGTCAGTTCTGAAGATCTCCCGCTGGCCCTCGGGGGTTGAGAAGTTCTGCTCCTCTTCGAGATTCTCGAAATTCAGCTCGGCCAGAATCCTCAGATCCTGGGCCTGGGCCGCATGCAGCCGCATATGGATGGCGCTGAAGAGCTTGCCGCTCTCGCCCATCAGGGCCATCGTGGTGCCGACCGGCCCGTAGTTGGTACTGTTCGCCACGAGATCATCGGTCGAGTCCGCGAAGTCGCGGGCCGCGCTCACCACATAATCCATGAGCTGCATGACCGTGGCGCTCGGCTCCTTATAAGGGAGCGGCATCAGGCTCTTCTGAAGGTCGCCCGCCGGGCTATTGACCTCTCGCCATTCGCCCGGTAGCAGGGGTTCGCTCGGCGCCAGCACCCGCAAACCGTGGCTCTTGAAGCCAGCCGGGAGAGTCGCAAATGTGCCAGCATCCACCAGCTGACGCATCGAAGCCGTCGCTGTTTTTGCCAGGCCCCCAATCAGATGTAGGAACCCATAGCCATAGAACCCGAGGCCAGGTATCAAGCAATAGTGGGTGAACCATAGGCGCTTCCTATACCTTTCGTCGTGCTCCTTCCAGTTCCGGCGCACACTCAAGATGGTGCGGCTGTCCATATCAACAGCCACAACATATGGGCAGGCCAGCCCGTCCTTGTGCTCGTCGCCCGGCAAACTCAGATCGACGTGCATTTCTAGTATTGTATAAGTCTCGTCATCCTGGTATGACGGGGCGGTGATGCCGTGGATCGCCTCTTCGGCCAGCTTTACTTCGTTTGTCTCGGGGTCTGCGGGGGCGGACAGCTCAATCCGGCGGTACTCACCATAAACCTGCTTGCGCTTGATATCGTTGCCGGAGAGGTACATCCTATGCGTGTAGCGCGGACTCGTCTGCAAGTCGTTCGAGTCGTATGCGATAATGAAATCATCGGCCTTGATGAACCGGGCGCAAGGCCGCCCGAGTTGACTATCAAAATAGACCTTCCGAAACCCGGAGCCGAAGAGTCCTACATAGAACAGCAGCCGGTCGAGTTCAGGGCCATACTCAGGCATCTCCTGAGTGGTCTGAAAGTTCATATACTCACGGACACGCTGCGCTTGCTGAAGTTTCTGCGGGGTCTGAGCGCCCTTGATACGGGTGACGACCGGGCCGCCAGGTGGGAACAGTTCACGAAAAGCCTTGGCCTGAAACTTCACGACTGCCTGGGCCAGAACCGGATGGCTGGCACCGCATGCTCCCTCGAAGGGCTCGGTCATCTCAGTGATCTCAAAACCGAGCAGCTCGATGCCCCGAGAGGCGATGGCTTCCCAGTCTTTGCGACTTTCCTGATCCGCCTTGAAATCGCTGATAAGACGATCGGCTAGTTCCTGAAGGTACTCCTCTTCAAGGACATCGGCCAAATTCTCTTCGAACTCCGAGACCGGGGGACCCAGATCCAATTCTGGGTCCTCATCCCCATTCTCGATCTCTAGCAGCTCATCCTCGATCTCAACCTCAAGGCCGCCAAGGGGTGCGTCCCCATCGCTCGGAACAGGATAGGATTGGCGTCTCTCAAAGTTGGTCGAATAGGGTATCAATAGAACCTTCTAGGGGAACGTTTGCCCATAAGATTATCATCCAGGTCAGCCTCATTCCAAGGGCTGTCCTTTGGCACGATGAACCCGCCGTCTCTCATCCAAATGAGAACCTGGGTCACCGTATCCACATAGTCATCGTGCGCCCCACTCGGGAACGCCCGGCACTCATCGATGACATCCTGAGCCCATTTGCGCCCGGTGGGATACCAGACCAGACCCTGGGCCATCATCGGCGCAATGAAGTGGGCCCGCGCCTCCTTGTCCTTGTCGGGCTGATACGGATAGACCGGCAGCCCCAGCAGCTTCAGATCCGGCAAGAGGCTCTGACCGCTGGACGCCTTCTCAACCAGGATGATCTGGGGCCGGTGCTTCTCATACCACTCTTCGATCCGGCGCCGCAGCTCAGGATATTCCCACCGACCCTTCTGGGCCCCCATGAGCATGAGCTGCTGTTCGCCCCGCTCGTTGGCCCAGACACCCCAAAGGGTCATCGCGCTAAAGTCCGCGCTCTTCTTGGCCGAGTAAGCCGTGTCCAAACTCAGGACTTTGTACTCAATTCGAGGTAAATTGTTCGGGTCGGTCCACTCCTGCCAGTAGCTCACCTTGAAGATGCCGCCCTCGGGCGAAGTGGGGTTCTGCATATAGATTGCATCCCACTGGTATTCGGGCATGTTGCCCTTAGTCTCAAGCAGGATTTGGGTCGGCCAGTGATGTGCCTCTTCGGGATCATATTCGATCCGGCGCCACTTGACGCCCGCCGGCCAATACGATTCTCCAACCTGAAGCTCCGGATATTCATCGGGCAGATAGCCCTGTTCTATCAGCTTCAGCCGCGCCGCATTCAGCATGGCCGCGCTCTCCGGCGTATTGAGGGCCGGGATGCTGACCACCTTCCACTTGTCCGCAAAGAGATTGTTTTCTTGTTGCTCAAGCAGGAAGCCGGCCAGATCCGCCTCATTCCATCGGGTATTAATCAAACAGATTCGGCCGCCCGGCATGAGACGGCTCCTCAAACCGCCAGGAAACCACGTATTCACCCGGTCGCGGGCCGCCTTCGAGAACGCATCCTGTTCGCTGATCGGGTCATCAATCAGCGCTTGGTGCGCGCCCCAACCGGCGATATTGCCCCCGACGCCGGCCGCCATGAACGTGCCGCCCTGATCGGTGCCCCACAGGTTGGCCGCGCCATGGCCCTTCTTGATCGCCACATTGGGGAAGATCGTCTGATACGGGCGCCCCATAATCATGTTTCGAATGTCGCGGCCCGCCCTCGTCGCCAGATCCTCGGAGTGCGAAATGCTCAGGGTCTGCCAATTGGGGTGCTTGCCCAAACTATAGGCCGGATAGTAGGTCGAACTCAGCCAGCTCTTAGTGGACCGGGGCGGGGCGAAGATCATCAATCGGGGCGTCTTGCCCTTCTCGAAGTCCATCAGCTCATCGCAGATCACCCGATGGTGTGGCCCCACGCTGAAATCGTGGTTCAGCAGCATGGCCATCGCCAGCAGATCTTCGCGCGCCGCCTGGGCCGCCAGCTTAGAGGCGGCGTCCCGGTCAGCCTTGGTCAGCCCTGACTTTAGAGTGATAGCCAAGCGTGCTTAAACCAGTCCACCAGATGCGGGTTGTCGTAGAACATCGCACTGAGTCCGGTGCCCATGCGGGTCACTATCCGCTCCTGATCATCCTGCTCGTGCTTCAGCTCATATTCATACCAGACCGCATGCAGAATTTCGTGCAACAGTACCTCGGCGATCCGTGCCAGCGGCAGGGTCAGATCAACCCGAATGACCATCTCAAGCGGCGAGAACTCGCCCCACCGTGCATTCGACACGGCGGCCATATGATCCCATTCCTCGATCTTGTACCGGACCGAGCCAAGCTTCACATCCTTGGGGAAAGTCTCCTTAAGGTGACCCTCAAGCACTATCTTTTTCCTTCACGAACTTAGTGCTGCCCCACGAAATCTGCTGCTTCGCGGGGTCGAAATCCGGCTCGCCCTCAGGATTGAGGGGCCTGATCTTCGGCGATTGGGGTAGCAGGACTGTCTTCTGTGATTGTTGCTTCTGTTCCACCGACGACCTTCAGTTTCGGCGCCGCCACCTGCATCAGCCGCTCAACATCCCTTCGGATATCTTCAGGACTATCACCCGTGGCGAACGGGTTCTTTGCGGCCAGCTCGCCCTCGATGATTTGGCGCTCGGACCACATAGCTAGGTTCTTGCCCACCAGCTCATAAGCCTTGAGGGCCGCATTCCAGTTCTTGTCGCGCTCTGCCTCCTCGGCAATCCTCACGACCCTCATAATGACCTCATTAGCCGTGAGCCCGGCCGCCTTGGTCTGGACCATCCGCAGCTCTTCGATCCGGGCCGCAATAAGCGGATGCTCCTGCATCTTGCGAGGCTGGGCCCGACTCGACTCTTCGCTATAGCCGGCCGCCTTCATCGCCTCATAGACGCTGCCCAGCTCGACAAACTTCTGGGCAAAAAGCTCCTGTTGAGCGGAGAGCCCGCTCAAATTCCTCTTACCGCGTTTGACTAAGGGTTTTCCCGGCATGTCCCCCTTATACCACAGCTAAGGGCAAAAATCAACTAGCCGCTTGACAACCCCATCGGGCCATGCTATGTGACCCCGTTGCTGCGGCGGCGTGGATGGACACGCGACGAAAAAGCAGGGGTGGATACAGACTGCGCCGGTCCTGGCGACTGGATGATCAAGTGTCCTCGGAAGGCCACCCAGCCGGTATCAAGCCCGGCCCGCAGCACCTCTTTCTAGAAAGGAACCAAATGCCACAACCTATGCTGGTCAGCATCGTGCTCGACCGCAGCGGCTCGATGGAGAGCTGCCGCGATATCACGATCAGCGCCGTCAACGAATACATCGCCCAACTCAAACGCGAGCACCCGTTCAGCGAGACCTTCGTCACGCTGGTCCTGTTCGATATGCCGGCCAAAGACAACTACGGTCTGCTGGGCAAACTCGGCGGCAATTACGGCTTTGACATCAACCAAAAGCCGTCCATCGATTATGTGTATACAAACAAACCGCTGGCTGAGGTCCCGCTGCTGTCGCGCGAGACCTTCGTGCCCCGCGGCTGGACCCCGCTCTATGATGCCGTGGGCGCCGAAATCACCCGGCTCCAAGGCACGGTCGGCTTCCAGATCGTCAAGCCGCGCGTGACGCTGGTGATCGTCACGGACGGCGCCGAGAATTGCAGCCGGACCTGGACCGCGCGGGAACTCAAGCAGCACCTGGGCGACCGCCAGGAGCGGGACGGCTGGCTGGTCATCTTCCTGGGCGCCAACCAAGACGCCTGGATCGCCGGCCAAGCCATCGGCACCCGCTACGACACGACCATGAGCTACGACGTAGCCCATACCGGCGCGGCCATGGCATCGAGCGCACGGGCGACCAGCCTCTATCAAGGGGGCGTGGCTGCCTCGAACATCTCGTTCACGGCAGACGAGCGCAAGAAGTCCCTCGGTGGATAGAGAACCAACCGACCACGAGAGGCTGCTTCTACTGATCCTGGCCCTCTATGATCCAAACGGCGAGGGCCTTAAGGAGGAGCGGTGGTATGAACTGGCCGACGAAGCCATTCATACCTATGGCGGCGTAACATCCGCCGCCAACGCTCTGCACGTCCAGTATCTGCGACGCAACTAAAAGTCGTGGGGGCATCGTTCAATGGTAGGACACCGCACTTTGACTGCGGTAATCGGGGTTCAAATCCCTGTGCCCTCTTGACATCTCAGCCAGAATTTGCTACGGGAGAACACCCTTTCATGGCTCGACCACGAATGCCCGCCTGGCGTCTGAAGCGCCGGGCCGAGATCCTTAAAGCCATGCTCGACAGTGGGATGACCTACAAGGAGATCAGTAAAAAGACTGGCCACTCACCATCTCATCTGTGCTGGATTTTCCGGCAGGCCGCCATCCGCAACGGAGAGCCCGATATCAGGAACAATCGCATGATTGGGGGAGCACATGCCGAGAAATGAGATACCTGCACCGCCGACCGATTACCAGGAAGAGGAGCAGCGCCTGCCTATGGCGCCGGTCGCCACTATCGTTCGGATACTGACTTACTCCGGCCCGGAGGGGGCGCGCGAAGAAGACGACTCTCCGGTTGTGCGCGAAGTGGGTTTGGAAATCATCATCGACGGCGATGACCGCGATGTCGTCCAGCGGGCCCTCGTCCACCAGATCGCCGAAGAGTTCGCGGCCAAGCCCTCCAAGCAAACCTGGTTCAATGTCGAGGTCGCCTCGGCCCAAGAGACCCATGACGGTGACCTGAAGTTCTGGCGCGCCACCATCAAAGGCAAAGCCGAGATGTGGAACGTCCACTACATCGGCCGCCAATAACCCAATCTCGCCCGTCAAGGGCCTGGGGTTGGATAAAATTTGAGCTAAATAAGGTACAATTTGTCCGAAGAACGGGGGATGCCGCCGACCTTGCGGGTTGGCCATTTGGACTATAAACTCGACTGGGCCCCGGAGACGGCCCTGCTGAAGATCGGAGCCCACGCTACCTGCGACACCAACGACCTGGAAATCCGGATCGGCGACAATCTGGGCGGCCCCCAGCTAGTCGATGCCGTGCTGCACGAGCTGCTGCATGCCATGCGCAACACCCACTGCCGCGAACTCCAAGAGCCCGACGAGGAAGAGGCCGAAGTCCGCTGGCAGGCCCGCGCCCTGACCCAAGTGTTCCGGGACAATCCCGAGCTGTTCGGCTGGCTCCGTGACGAGTTGAATGAGCATGAACGAAACCTCACAGAGTGAAGCCCGGTTCACCGAGGAGGACATGAAAACCCTCCTAGGACTGGCCATGTTCATCGGCTTGGCCGGGGAAAACTTTCCCAGCAGGGACGCCATGATCCGCGAGATGCAGCGGCTCAAGCCCGTGACCGACCGCATGACCAATAGGTTTCTCAGCAATTTGACTAAAATGTTGGAGGATGAATGGTAGAGCGCCCGTTTGCAGAGGTGGCTTTCGAGATGCAATACGCCCAGGCTCACTTCGAGGATGCCTTGGTTGACGCCGGGATTGATGACTTCACCGAACTAGGCTGGGATGACTATGATTGCTCGCTCGAAATCTATGGGGTCCCCGATAACGTGAGGCTCAACGAAGCGCAGCAGAAGTTGATCTTCGATGCCGGCTTCGCCACCGTCTATGTCAATCATAAGGACGGTTCGGAAACCCACTACAACTGGCATCGCCAGGAGTTTAAGGCCGACCGCGGCTGGCATTCCCCCCTGTCGGGAGGCAGCCCATGACACCGCAGTGGGTTATGTCGCGAGCAATCATGGAGAAGCTGTGCGGCGGCTATTTCCCCGAGCTGACGGTGACCATGGGCATCGCAGTCAAGGCTGCAATTGCGTCCCTGGAAAGAGCCGGCTACCGGATCGTGCCGGTAGAGCCGACGCCGGAAATGATCAGGGCGGGCGAGAGAATGGATGGGTCAAACTACGACGATCACAATGCCGAAGCCATTGTCCATTGGCGCGCGATGCTGGCCGCCTACCGCCCCGAAGGGAGCGGGTCATGACCCCGATGCCCATGACGACGCGCCCGCCGAGCGAGCTGGAAGAGGCGATGGTTGAGTACCTAGCCAAGCTCGGCGACGATGCATCTCAGACGATCATCGTATGCGCTGGACCGCCAGCCTGCCCTCTTGAAGGCGAGGTCGCTCTCCGCGCCCAGGAAGCTGGGTGTCAGTGGTGCAAGCGCATTCGGATAAACCCGGATGGGAGCGAGACCGTAACGGAGCCCGGCCATGCGTGACCTCGGAGCCCATTTCTTATTGAGGGGGCGGGCGGGGCCGGAGAAGGGTAAGTCATGCCTAACGAATCCGAACGTTTTTCGCGCGATGAGATCGAACTTATCGGTCATGCCCTTCGGCGGTTGAGGCAGAATAGCCTCCAGGCCATCCGCAAGGCCACGAACGAGGTGACCCAGGAGCTGGCGTTCGAGCGCCTCAAGCGGATCGAGGTTGTACTAACGAAACTTGGAGAACCCTTCGGATGACAAAGCCGTTGAAGGAGATGACCGAGTTCGAAA